TAACAGGTGCAGTAGGCATTGCACTAGTGCACAATCACCCATCAGGTGACTCAGAGCCATCTGATGCGGACAAGAATCTAACCAAGGAGATTGTTAATGCTTGTAGAATTATGGATTTGGAGTTCCTTGATCATATGGTTATGGGTGCTGATTCTTACACAAGCATTCGCAGCAACTACCCGGGAATCTGGGCGGAAGCTGTACGAGAGGAGTTCTAATGCGCGAAAGAAAAGAAAAGGTGTTCGACCGAACAGCAATCGTTAGGTGGCACCTAGAAGGCAACATCTACCCGCCCATCAATGACCCCGATATGGCAGAATTTGCCCTGTCGGCGATCGACTTGGGGAATGAGGACAAGGGCGATACGCCTGTCTTTATCTATGCTGATGGCAAGATAAAGAACCTCAAAGACAACAAGACTGGAAAGGAGGTGACTGCTAATGAAGTAATCAAGAACTGGAAGCTAGAAATATTCCTTGATGTACCAGACGAGGAGGTTGAGTGAGTAAGAAGAATATAAAAGACAACGCTGCCAGATGGGAGATGGTTGTCTATATCACTAACGATTCTGGTATTGAAACCAAGTATGTATGGCACGGTGGTGCTTATGTTGATATTGTTATAGATGATGTAGCAGTTGATGTAATCAATGTATACGACTACGCTATTGGCAAGCCTGAGATCAGCACAATGAGACAGCTGGTCGCAAGGATAAAGAGATACATCAGAGAGACAGGAGGCACACAATGACCAGTAATCTTGATCAAATCAAGGACAAACTTAGAGAAGCCAAGGAAACCCTTGACCGGCACAAGTGGGAAGTTGAGAATCAGGACATCCCTGATCTCACAGAAATCCAGAGTGTTGTAAGCGACATTGAGAACTCAGCTAGTTCTCTACCTAATGTAGAAGATGTAGAGCGTATTGGTACATACGAACTAGACTCGGCTATTGATTCACTAATTGAATCAATTGATGAACTGGATACAATCCAGCTAGATCGTAACGCATTCGCAACTTTGTACAGCGATGGCCCAGCTCTTATGAATCGGGCTATCTCGTATCAGATTCATCATCTGATTATGGTCACCAACAAGTTGGTTGAGTCTGCTGTTAAGCAGCGATTCGACGCTGACGGGTGGCAGAAACTGTACAGGCTATTCATTGGGCTACAACAGGCTACCGACGAGTTCGGTGACAAGGTAGACAATGAGATCAACACATATGGTACGCCTAACAGCGATACTGTTAAGCTTGCTATGTATAAGGAGAATTGATTATGATTGGCAAGTTAAAGAAGAACGCTAAGAAGCAAGGAGCACCTAGGTATTCTGACCTCAAAGATGTTGAGATCGTTAAGTCTATCAACGCCGGCGAGGCACATACACTAGCAGACCTGGCTGGCTACGCAGTGGTCGAGCTGGGCAGGCAGCTAGCAAAGTCAACAGGTAATCATTACCGTCCTAGGTTGATGACATCTGTTGCCTTGGCTAGCAATCTAGAAGAGGCAGTACGAGACCTTGAAGACTACAAGGGTTACCACGCATCAGATAAGATTGCTAAGTTCCTAGGATTTGACAATCATTCTTGGAGTGCTAAAACTGATTGTGGTGACAGGACTGTGGACTTTGATGATGTCTATGAGTCTGAGTATGAGATTGAGGTAGTTGTATACTACAAGCGCAAGGCAAAGACAAAGGAATGCCTTAAGCAGTACGGAATTAAGTAGTGTCGGGCAGGCTAATCAACCTGCATGAAGATAGGATTATGCGCGTGATCGCAGCAAGCGCCAAGGTCATTGAAGACCCCAGCTTGCTGCGATTACGCCTAATCCGCAGGTATGATGACATTGCTAAGCGTGTAAATATCCACGACATATACGATAACGCAGGTTGGTATGAGAAGTTCCACGACATCATCATCGAGGCCGCTCATAACGACTCAGCGTACAATAAGATGTACCAGGATCGTACACTTGTTGCCGCAGCGGCGGCTCTATCTCCTGGTATGTCGCCAGATCAGAATGTTCAGGCATTGATTACCATATTGAGAAAGATGCGCAGCCTTGACGAAGATGTCAAGCTCCGGGCATACCCCAATATGATACAGAAGGCCAAGGATATTCTAGTCACCAACGACATTAGTCTCTTAGGTAACGCAAAGATTAAAGACTTCTACCTAGCGATCACATCAAAAGGTAAGTCTAACTTCGCTCCCATCGATAGGTGGGCAGCTAGGGAATTTGAGCCTTACGACAAGAAGATTAAAGTCGGAGGTAAGATGGTATGGAAAGATATTGACATGAGTATGGGAGAATACCGGAAGTTCCAAAGACGCTATGAAATAGCAGCTGGCAAGCTTGGTCTATACCCAGCCGAGTTGCAAGCAATATTGTGGGTAGACAAAAGGAGAACCGAAAATGGCAGTAAGAGTCACGGTTCACGATAACCTTAGGGAAGATATGAAAAGGCGTGACCTTATGATCACAGCTCTTCGCACTACCAAGGCAATGGGGTTCATTGATGGAGATGGGCACTGCATCTACGATGGAGAAGTCCTGCGATCAAATGGATTCCCAGAGTTCATTGTTAGTGAAACAGAGGTTGAGCATAAGTCAGACACTAGCAGTATGAAGTCTACAATCTTTGACAGCGACGGTATGATTATTGAGACTCTTAAAGGAGTAGCAGCATTAAGTCTCCACTACGCAGTTGCTCGTGCGCTATTGCTCGAGCCCGGCGTAGATTACAGGGATGATCTACTAGGTCGCGGGTACCAAGCCCGGGAGCTGGCTAGAGCAATCAAGGAGGATCTAGATGTTGTCAAAGCTTGATACCTTCACCACAATTGAAGGAATGCAACAAAACAGGGACGAGCTAGTCAAGGCTCGCATCAACATTAAAGACAGAGACGAACAAGAACGGCATTACATTATGACAGAGATGGTAAGGCCATTGATTGATGCTGTAATTGTTGGTGGAGTAGTTGAACAACACGGAACTGGGAAGCCATTCCCAGTACTTTATGTAGAACAAGGTGGAAAAAGATACACCTTAGTAATCTCAGCTGATGATGAGATGAACGAAGGTGGTCGAGTCTTAATAGACCCAGCCTAAACAATAGCCGCTAGTTGGGATAAGCCCAGCTAGCGGCTATTTATTTTCCAGCAAGTGCCACGCGTTGCCCCGTGCCCGACGGGGGGCGGCCGCGGCTAAACGTGGGGTACTATCACTAATGCCCGAAGGCGATTTCTGCCCGGGAAACTTTTATCAGCCGCCGGCCAATCCATTCCGCCACAGGGGCCACTACCCCATTGCCACAGCAGGCATACCTGGCAGAATCGGTACCTCGTTTAACGAGCTTTGACGGGGGCAAATCAAGGGGGTGGTACCCAGACACCAGGTTCTCACTTCCGCCTCCCAGATCGCCTCCTAGGGCCCTCAGCGTTGATCCTACGGGACCCTCTCGGTACTCCCCAAAGTTAGTTGTCTGGTGGTACAGCTGGATGTGCCCAGCTGCTGCTTCCTCAGCCCCAAGTCGTACTCCCCTTCTGGCAGCTGTCAATGGTCCGACGACTCCTCCAGAGTAGTCCACCCATCTGGCCATCCCATCAGCCTCTCGCACTCCATCGGTGTCAACCTGCGCAGTGCGCTGCCGTGATCCATCCCCGTTGCTCTGTTCACTAGAGCCTCGTGCAGTGACGTAGGTAGAATCTTTTTCCTCTTGTGAGCTCTCCTCAGTATGCCGGCAGCTGCCTTCGCACTCAAATAATACTTCGCCGCAGCGTTCGCTTCCAAGACTTGCGACAATGAAGACCCTTCTGCGCCGTTGTGGTACTCCGAAGTGTTGCGCGTCCAGAATGCGCCACGCCACGCCATACCCGAGTTGCTCCACTTCACCGATGAGTCTTCCGAAGTCACGGCCTTTAGAGGAAGTGAGTAATCCTGGGACGTTTTCAAGCACCAGCCACTTGGGCTTATATCGTTCAACAAGGTCAAGGAAGGTAAAGGCAAGGACTGATCGATCACCTGCGAACCCTTTCCGGGAACCTGCGATGCTGAGGTCTTGGCATGGGAACCCGCCGGTAAAGATGTCTGCGCTCCTCCAATCATCACCGCTGGAGCCCCCGCCGACAACGTCAGTGGGTCCGCCACGTCGTTGAACTTCGTCGGCTGCATGCTGTATCGGCTCGGAAAGCTCACGATCCCTGAGGGCAACGATGTCTCCGAGGTTGGGTACACTTGGCCAATGCTTCCTGAGGACTGCGCTTTGGTACTGCTCAATTTCGCTGAAGCTAACTGTTCTGATTCCTGCTCGTTCAAATCCAAGGTCAAACCCTCCTACTCCTGAAAAGAATGATGCGCTTCTCATCTTCCACGCACCTCCTTTATTTCCCTGACTGTTACCTTAAGGCGACCTAAGTTTAGCCCACCTAGAGTCATAAACGCAGCTGGAGATAGGTCTATTAGCGTGTTGCCACCGTGGCACAGGCAGTCACGAACGGTGACCACTACGCACTTGTACGTATCCTTCCTGCACACGAGAACCTTGTAGGGCTTGGTCTTTCCGTTCACAAAACCATGCATAGCTGCGTACATAACCTTCTCGCCCTTGCTATACGGTGAGCACGTGTAAAGGAACCCCCCGTAGCACGATCGATCCCCTTGCGGGTGGTTGTTGCCGTACCAAGTTGCCGTCCCGCTGCTGGCTGGCCCTAGAGGCAAACCTATTGCAAGAGACAAGATTAGGGCGATCATTAGTTCAACTTCTTTTCTGATCGCTTTACGATTTTCTCAGCGTGGCTGAACTCCTCTGGGAACTCAGACTTTAAGATCTTCTTGAACTCGTTGTTAGCTTTAACTACTCCGTCAATAACTCCGCTGTCATAAGCAACCTGAAGCATCTTCGTTACCTCCATCATTGCGTGGTCGCATATGCCTACCTCGCAATCACAGTGTACCTCCATACTTACCTTGTATGCTTCCTTGTCCTTCTTCTCAATCTTACTTGACATCTACCCCTCCTTTGAACGTAGCCGTCGTCCTGTTGAACATCAACTCGGTCCGACCGGTTGGCCCGTTCCTATGCTTGGCAATCTTACAATGAACGCTCTCAACAGCTACGTCAAGATTGGCATCGTTTGCCCTCCACAACATTAGCACAACGTCAGCATCCTGCTCAATGGCACCGGAATCCCTAAGGTCTGACAGCCTTGGCTCGTTGTTCTCACGGTACTCGGATGACCTGGAAAGCTGGGAGAGTGCCAGGACTGGCACCTCAAGCTCCCTAGCCATAGCCTTAAGGCCCCTGCTGATCTCTGCCACGTCGTACACCCTGTTGCTGTCCTTGTTGCCTCTGTCTGGGTTCATTAGTTGCAGGTAATCTACTATCACAAGGTCCAGTCCATGCTCCTTTTGGAGCCGCCGGCACTTAGCCTTCATGTCGCTAGGCGTAGAGAACGGTGCGTCCTCAACAAAGATCCTGCTCTTCTTGATTCTCTCTGATGCTGTAATGACCTCCGTCATTTCTGGAAGGTCAAGTAGTCCGTGTCGAATCTCGTGTAGGCCCACGCCAGACACAGAGGAAAGCATCCTGCTTCCGATCTGCTCACGAGACATCTCAAGTGAGAAGATGGCGATTGACTTGTCGTACCTAAACGCAGCGTTGGCAGCCATCGTTGTTGCTAGAGCTGTCTTACCTACGCTAGGCCTGGCGGCAATGATCACTAGGTCGCCCTTCTGCCAGCCGCCGACGATTGAATCAATGCCAGGGATTCCAGAGATAACCCCAGATGCCCCACCTGCCTGCATCAGTGAGAGCCTGTCCATAGTCTCTCGCATAACGTCGTCCATGCCGGAGAACTTACCGCGAGACCGCTCCTTGTTGATTGACATAACGATTCGCTCTGACTCGGCCAGTGCTTCGTCAGCTGTCTTTGACATCCTGGACAGCTCTGAGATGCGTGCCGCAGCGCTGTGAACATCCCTCCTAATCGCATTGTCAAGGACAATGTCAATGTAGGCTTCATAGTTGTACGTGCTGACGACTGCGTTGGCAATGTCAACAACCCCAACGTTCCCGCCGACCTCTTCAAGATGCCCGGACTTAGCAAGAGACTCTGAGAGAGTAACTACGTCAACTACAACCTCGGCAGCAACCAACGACTTAATCGCCGCGAATACCCTTCGCAGCTTCTGGTCATCAAAGTCCTGAGCGGACAGCCTCTCGCATACAGCAGAGGCAACATCCGTTGAGATCATGCATGAGCCTATCAAGGCAAGCTCTGCCTCGCGATTACCTTTAGTCATGCTGGCTCCTGTGGGGATAGGCCGGCAGCTATGGCCATCGCCTCAAGAACCTCTACTGAGTTGTCCAGGGCAACGCAATCGTCGCACATACGCAGGGCCTCGTTGAAGTCCTGAATGAATGAGCGACCACAATCTATGCAGTGGTATACCTCGTTACCGTAATCATCAAGCGCCATCTTCTGCCTCCTCCTTCTTTTCTTTTTCTCTCTCCCACATGAAGCATGGCTTCATCTTACCACGAGCAATGAGATCCCTGTACTTGCCACAAGTGGGGCAGTCACCATCGTTTATATAGTCGTCACTCGATAGCGTATGTGTAAGGGTCGTGCCCGGTTCCGTAGTCCCCCGATTTAATGTATCCAATGTCCCCACACTTCCTTTCAAAAACCCTGCCGCTGAAACCTTCCTCAGCGGTCATGGACCCCATCATACCACAGTCTCGGCAGCTTGCAAAAGTCTCGTGGTCCGAGTCAACGTGGTACCCAACCGTGTGCCCCAGCTCCCTTGCCACCCTAAGGTGGGCTAGCTCTCCGGCCCCTAACTTGCTGTATGACCTCGTCCTTGCCCTATTACCACCCCATGTCCGGATGTAGATAGAAGCTACGCTGTCATCACCAAGAGGGCTCTTCTTCCTTGCCATTTCTCACCTCCCAATTCAGCTGTACTTCTTTGTCTGGTCTAGGGAAACCCGTAAGATCGTAGTAATCTATACCGAATTCCTTGCAGTACTTACGTAGCGACATCTTCTTTGCCGCAGCGTCCTTTGAAAACATCTCAAGCACTGCCCTCTTAGGGTTCACCTTGTCTCTCATGTGTAGTCCGCAATGTGCTTGGACACTTCCTTGTAGTCCCTGCACGCCATGAACACAGCGATCTCAAGCTCCTTGCCGGAAAGGTACTTAGTGATCATCTCAAGGAACTTCCTGGACCAGCTCGCACCGTGTATACCAATCGATCCCAGGTGTGCCAGCTCGTGAATAATTGTGTCCTTGTCGTAGATATGAGTGCAAAGCATTATGTGATTCATCTTAGCATCAGCTTCGCCAAGTGGGCACTTACGTCCGTATAGGTTCTTGTGCCAATGCACCTCAACCTTCCGAACCTCTATGCCTTCCTTGCTGGCAACATCAAGCATCCATGACAGCGCTTCACTCCAAGCAAGCCTAAAGCTTCTCGGAGTTCCCTTACTGAACGATACCTTAGTACCGGCCACGCTTGATTTCCGCATCTCTCCAGCCTTCCGCAAGTTCCTTGATGTGCTCGTTAGCTCCGTCATGGTTCATAACCTTTGTGCCGTTTCCTAGGTCCGATGTTGACTTAGGGCTGTCAAGGTACCACACCTTGGCCTTCCACCCGGATTCTCCATAGAAGATCACAGCCTCAGCCCTGACCTTAGTTCCCTTAAGTAGCTTAATGGTCTTGAAGTCTGAGATCATCCTAGGTCCTCCCATTCCCTGCCAGGGGCTGCTAGGTTCT